GGGCCGCGCCACGCCGCGCTGCGGCGCAGTAACCCCCAGCAATGCTGCGGTGCAGCGGTCAGCAGCTAGCCATTTTATTGTGGTCAACTTGTAATTAATTGTATTTTACCTGTTGACATTCTCAGATGCAGGCCCCATAACTATGTTATGGCCCGTCACTGGGAGGGGCCAGTGTTCAACTAGAAAGGAAAGAACATGACAGCCAAAGCAACACAACTTGGTCGGATCGCGGAGATCGAAGCCCAAATCAAATCGCTTACAAAAGAGCGTGATGAGCTTCGCGCCGATAGCGTAGCGTTCGGTTATGCGCGGTGGGAATACACTGTGCGGATGAGCGCCCCGTCACTGGCATGGTGGAAAGAAAACCGCCCCAGCGTTTGGCACAAATATGCCAAGCAAACTCGCGTCAAAAAATTCGTCGCGGTATAACTCAACAGGGGGCTGCGGCCCCCACCACTCAACTAGAAAGGAAAGAACATGGCTTTACACTGGAACCTTGAAGACGTGAAAGCGGACTACAACGATGACGCTATCTGGCCCATCACCAACGCTCTAATCTGGGGCACCATGTCAGTTGCTATGAATAGCATTACTGAGAAAGACTGGCGCGAGTTTTACACCCGCTGCCATATGATCGAGACCATTCACGGGGCGTGGTTATTGTATGACCACAAACCACGGTTCATCACCCCCGATGATGTTCAGTCTCACATCGGGCTGCATACTAACGCCAGCCAGATGACAAACGCTCGGTTCAAAACCAGCATTGACAAGCGGCTACGCGAGCAAGCCAACACCCTGCTGCGTAAATAAAACTTGTATTCCCCTTGTGCATGGTGTACAAGGGGGTATCTCAACTAGAAAGGAAAAGAGATGGAAAACTTTGAACACACACTGCGCAACTTGGTTTGGCAGTTGATCGAAGAAAAGGTCAAGGCGGAGATAGAAAACCACGCCAATGGTCCAGAGCAACTCAATTATGAATCCGATGAGTTCTCAGAGAAAGTCAACGAATTGATCGGGGACTACATAAATTACAACGTAAGCGTCAGCATTGATCACTGTTAGTGCATCGGTGTCCAGCCCCATCGGGGCTGGCATCCCGTGCACTGACGCACGTTTCAGAAAGGAAAAGTAAATGCCTAGAACATCATTCGGAAAAACTCGCAAGTCAGAGCAGCCATACGCTACATACGTTAGCCCCTATGGCTGGACATGGAAAGTCTTGAAGACTTACAAGCACTCAACCGCCGAACGCAGCGACCCCTATGCACGGTGGTTTGTTGCGGCAACGTCACCCCACATGCCCGATGGGTCATATGAGATGGGCGATACATATGCCAGCGAAGTCACGCGCAACGGTGCGCTGATCGACGCCGACCCCGCATGGATGGATGAGTACGGCGCACCCGTCATAGGATAACGAACCCCCCGCCCGAGGGATATCGGGCACTTTCCTTTGTTGAGAATGATGGGCCCGGGTGCGAAAGCGCTCGGGCCCATTGGCGCAGGGCGCAGGGCGCAGGGCGCAGGCCCTCGCTTCGCTCGGGAAAATTTGTCAAGTCGCAGGACGAAAGTGACGCTACGTCACTTTGAAATAAAACTTGTTGACCGCTTGGTTGCTATATGCGAGTATGGTGGCATAGGCAATCCCGCCTATCTCAATAAGGAAAGAGATAATGAGAAAATCTTACGTTCAAGAGCACACGCTCACAGTTTTGGTCGAGATCGACCTTGGCGAAATCAACACCATGATCGATAGCCTAAATGATTTGGACCTTGAAGAAAGCGGATCTTATCGCGCTCGGGACTTGATCGGCAAGCTGAAAAACCTACGCCGCGAAGCTGCGGATGACGCGCGTCGTGAGTTCGAGCGCATGGTGCAACGGGATTAATCGGAGGCGGGGGGACAATGTCCCCCCGATTTTTATATGACACATGGATCACCAGCAGATCGCGGCGGGGCCGACGCCTACTACGGCAGGCAGATAGATCCCCACTACTGGCCCGATGGAACATACAACGGGACGCGGATCGAGCGGGACAAGATGACCCGCACCCAGATCGAAGAATACTTATCCGCCTACGAAGAACAAGATTTCTTCAAAGATTGGGGCGACTAAGCTGGGGGCTTCGGCCCCCTTATGCTTTCATAAAAGCATAACACCGGGCCGCAGGCCCGCAGGGCGCAGGGCGCAGGCCCGCAGGCTACATGAAATAAAACTTGTAATCAGCGCACAATCTGTTATTCTGACAACGTTCAATTAGAAAGGAAACTGAACCATGAAAAGCGCAATCATCTACAACGGGCCTAGCCTCTTGGATGGTCAACCAATTGTTGTTATCGCGACCTATTCAAACCGCAACACCAAAACCGGGCATGTTGTGCAAACTTATATCTTGTGCCGCGACACAAACCCGCTCGAGGCAAGCAAAACGGGCGCGGATTTTTCTATTTGCGGCGACTGTACCATGCGCGGCGAAGTAACAACGGACCCGCAACGCAAGCAAGCCAAGGGTCGCCGCTGTTATGTTAACTTAGGGCAAGGCGTCCTAATCGTTTGGAAAGCATTCCAGCGCGGCGTATACCAGCCCGGGGACGCCGCCACCATGGGCCGGGGACGGTTCGTGCGCGTGGGTACATACGGCGACCCGGGCGCGGTCCCGTCCCGGGTTTGGGACGAACTGCTGAGTGAAGCGGATACTTGGACCGCATATTCACATCAAAGCGGATGGCGTCCCGACATTGCCATGCAATCCGCGGACGATTACGCGCAAGCAATCGCGCATTGGAAAAATGGACACCGCACTTTCCGAGTGATCGCGGATCTAGGCGACCTAGACAAGGCGAACGAGGCCCTTTGCCCTGCATCAAAAGAGGCAGGACGCCGCGCACAATGCACCGCCTGCAAACTTTGCAAGGGATCCAGCCTAGCAAAATCAATTGCGATAGTAGAACACTAGACCAGAGGGCCTCGGCCCTCTTTTCTTCCGCCCTAGCGCATAGTATTATATGCGAGGGCGCAGGGCCGCAGGCCCACGCGCCTCTAAAATAGGGCGCAGGCCCTCGAACAAAGACGCAGGGCCGCAGGTCCGCAGGACGCAGGGCGCAGAGCACCCTTTTTCCAGCACCTCGGGCCCCTGATCTCCCCCAAATAAAACTATATCACGCTCCTTGGCCCTCTTTACCAAGAAGAAACTCGACCCTCCGCGAGCGTAATATGCCATATGCCACGCGATTTGATGGGCAGAGATATTTACCCGCGTACCTTTGCTTACCTTGAGTTCCAGCCAGAAGGGCAAGCCGTCCCACACTAGGTGTACATCAGGCACACCGCCCCCGTGCTTGTTCTCAATCCTCGTCGCGAAGCAATTCTTGGGCAGGTTCGTCCTGATCGATTGCCAGAAGTTCGCCTCTGGTCCCTTGCTCATCTGGTGTGATATCCTTTGCTGTACCATCGATCACAAAGGCTTGAGGATACTGCTTCTGCAACGCTGCCAAACGTGCCGTGATCTCATCCCTTGACATCTGATCTATGGAGTTGATTTGTTCTCGCCTATCGACAGTCAGGCCACCCAAGGCAGAGCGTATTTTTTCTGCGTTGATGGCTGCGGAGAATTGACCCGCGTCCTCTGCGCCAAGAGACAGTTGATGCAGCCGTTCGAGTTGCCCGATAGTGGTCACACCATAACGGCGTTCTCGTTCGGTTCGAAGTTCCTGCACATATTCCAAAACGTGCGGGTAGTCTCGACCATTCAACAACACTGACGCTTGCTTAGAGGCTACATCGTGGGAGTATCCTGCTTTCCTTGCACATTCAGCGTTGGAGTAAATGCCCTCTACAATATGCCTAGCAAAAGTTTTCTGGCGGTTTGTTAGCTGTCTGCCATTGCTTTTTTCTACTGCGTTCATGTCTTCCTCGTTGTGCCTTGCCAACAATTTATACCAAGCGGGTGTGTTTGACAACTTTCCTATATAGGGAGTTTTTCCCAGAGAAACGTATCCAAACGTAACCGATTGTATCCAGCCTTGGGCTGTACGAGGCATACAAATAAGGGGGTGGTACACTTGGATACGGTGGATACGGTAAATTCGGATGAAAAAAAATAAAAAACAAAAAATCTCTGGAGATTGCGCTATAGTGTAACTCAGGTCCGAGAGCCGAGGATCTTGACAACAGCACCGACACTCTATAACTTGCATGTATTCAACAAGTAACCAAGGAGCTAAATAGTTATGCAATCAGACTTATATAATTTCAAACAGTATCAGGCGGGTCGTGCTTCGGCGTGTGATGATATGTTGGTTGAAGGCTTTGATATTCTCAAGGCGTTAAAATCTTTTGAGGAGGATCCAGCGGACAGCCCGTATCAACTGGGATATTTGCGCGAGTTAGAGGAGGCGGTGTCGGGTCATGCCTAATCATTGTTATCAGAATGTGTCTATCATTGGTCCAGAGCCGTTGGTTCGTGCGTTAAGTTTTGACCTGTCCAACTTTTGTTCGATGGTTAAGCCGATGCCATTGGAGGTGTATAACGATCACTTAGGTGACGTGCCTGCGTGGTATGACTGGCGTGTAAAAAACTGGGGAACCAAGTGGGATTTGTGTGAGGTTGATAACGTTCGATGTGTACACAGTGACGTTGAGTCATTAATTTTGGAGTTCAAGTGTTGGACTGCGTGGTCCCCCCCTGTCCCTGTGTGGGATCGTTTGGTTAATGAGTTGGATTGTGTTGTGGCGGCGGATTACCGTGACGAAGGTGGTTTGTTTGAGGGTGAGTACAACTGTAGTGACAAACGTTGGAGGCCCGAAGATGAGATCTCTTAATGGTTGGTACGAGAACGAGTGTGGCGCGGTTCCATTTACGATGCCAGCGGAGACGTTGTTGGACGCTGTAATTAAGATGCGGTTCGAGGACGAAGACTTTGGATACACTGACATGGAAGTAAACTGGGGTACGGTTGAAGACTTCGAATGTGTGACCCAACTGATCTATAAACTTGTGGAGTATAACAATGGGTGATGCAGAGTTAAGCATGTTTCAGCAGTCTCAACTGCGGTGGCTCAAGCAGCAGGTTGATGCGTTGCAGGATGAGCGGTATCGCCGTGATGCGCGTCCCAACGTGCAGCGTGAGTTGTTCGCTGCGCGTGAGGAGTTGGATACTTATGTTAAGAACCTTCGGGCAGCGGGGAAGCAGATATGAAATTGAAGATACCACACCGAAAAGAATATGAGTCTCTTTACAGGGAGTATTGGTTGGCCCAAAACAAACAAGATAAAGTGGACAACCCTCGTTTTAATGGAAGCAAAGAGCCCAATGCCCCTACGGGTAATATGTCTC